CTGTTAAATCAGTTGGTGTATCTTCAGCACCATCCAAAAAATATGCTACCTTCATACCTTTGAACTGTTTATTTAGAGAGTCTGCTAATACAGACGCTAATTCATCTCGCTTTGTCTTATCCTTTGCCATGTTATTTCTCCTTACTCGTTAAATAATTCATCAAATGCTGATTCTATATTTTCAGTCGATTTTACGCCTGTAGCTTCTGATGTTGAAACTGGAGCTTCCTTAGTTTCTTCTTCCTCCGGACTCAACCATTGTTCAAGTACAGATTTTAATTCATCATAAGATTGTTTTTTGAAAATATCAAAAATATCTTTTTGACCGCTAACAATTTTATCAGCTACATGATTAGGTTTTACTCTAATTGCAGTTTTTGGAAACTGTCCTGCACCTTCAGCTGGTGTAAATTCAACCGATACATCTCTACCTGTTTTTACATCTGTAATATCACCATAGTCTGGGTCAGCGATAAATCCTAATAATTCAGTATATACTTGCTTACCAAATCCCCATAACTTAACACCTTCTGATTCCTGACCTCTAACTAATACTGGAACATATACACGCATTTTAGGTGTAAGTTTTTTAGCTAACTTAAAATCATCTGATTTTCCAGTAGCTCTAAGTTTTTGAGCAAATTCCTCAACAGGGTCAGCATCTCCATAAGTTATAGGTGAAAGATAATTTCTTTTACCTAAGTCATAATGAAAGTATAGCTCCTGAAAAGGATTTTCCTTATTATACTGATAAGGTACTATTCTAATTTGTTGTTTACCTGGTTCAGGTTTCCATAAGTTATCCTGTCTACCAGTTTGAGTTTGTAAGTTATTTAACTTACGTCTAATTGCATCTAAATCAATTGCCATTTTTTTACTCCTTTTTTGTTAATTATTTAATTATTACTAATATAACAAAAATTTCTTAATTTATAAAACTTTTGTTAACTTTTTTTCAAATTTATTTTTATACTTTTGTACAGCTAATTCCTTAGCTTTTGCTTCGACCATAACATCGATATCTAAACCATAGTCATTAATTTCATCAACAATATAATCTGAATGAGCCTGTACCTTGATTTTTTGGCATTCATTATACATTTTTTCCATAGTAGGAAATTTATCAATTTGTTCTAATGTTATATTGCTATTTTTAAGAAACGATTCAACAATAAGTGATTGTTCACGTCTACGAGATTCGGAATAGTGAGTACAAGGTTTTATATCACCCCACGTTGACGCTGCAAGTTTAAGCGCTTGTTCTTCGGTTAGACCACCTGTACAAAATTTGTGGTGGTGATAGTCGAATACAATAGGTATACCTGTGTTTTGGTATACACCATTATATAAATCTTGTACAGAATACATCGATGCTTTGTCGTCGTTTTCCACTGTTAGCCTAGACTTTGCTGATTCTGATAGTTTATTGAAATTATTGCAAAACCTAGCAAGAGCAGTTTCCTTGTTTCCATAAGCACCACCAACATGAATATTAATTTTTGCCATACGTGTACGTGGTAAACCCATAAGGTCCATAATTTGCGCTGATTTGTCAAGTTCGTTCCAAGCACCTTCGACTGTTTTTTGTGTTGGTGATGCTAGTACTGTAAACTGACCTGGGTGAAATGATAACCTTTGACCATAACCTTGTGCAAGGTCACCGGCTTGTTTTAGAAGTATACATAATTCGTCATAACCTGGTAAGTCTGTAAATTCGTATTCGGACATCCAAGGGTATATTTCGCTAGACATACGAAATAACTTAATTCCATTGTCTTCGTTCCATTGAATGATTTTTATTAAGTCTTTGGTATTTTGAATACACAGTTCGGAAACATAATCTAGACCTTTAGAGTCAAATGTACGTCTAATCATTGAACGGCCTGTATATATACCTTGTTTTCGTAATTGCATGTTAATACATGCGTATCCTAATTGTTTTGCCATATTCTATAATATAATAAATTTAATTGACATAGAGAAATTATTTCCATAAAATTTGTATACATACCAATGTTGTTGCTAAAACAAGTGATATTGCAGTTTTTGTAGATATTCCTTCACCCATAAAACACCAAGTTAAAAGAGTGAATGATATCATACCTGTACCAAAGCCTATAAATCTACCTGGCCATAATAGTCCATCAAAATAGCCTACAACGTGTTTTGTTGCATATATAAACATATATGAAATTACTGTTCCAAATACAATCGATAAAAATATTGGATTTCGGTCAAACCATTTCCAAAGAAATTGGCCATTTGTTTGTAGCCATATCAATGTCTGACCAAGAAAGAAAAGCGCTATCGCTACTGTCAATTGATTCATTTGTTATTTTGCTTTTATTATTAAGTATTTTTTATTTATATATAAATATAACAAAAACTTCCGATATATAAAAATTTTTTAACGTTTATTTTCAAAAGTTATTAACAATTATTTTTTGATTTTTATATGTATAACATCTTTTATAGAAGTGTCAATTCTTCTTAAACCGTTATCATTTGTAACCAATATACTATTTCTATAATTTTCCCAATTTAATTGAAATGTTGTGTCTAGGACTCCATTATTACATGTTTTAATACATTCATTTAATGCGTTAATAGTATATAGAGTATTTGTTTGTTTTTTTCTATGTAGTGATATAGTGTCTGGTAATGTTGGTGTATTTTGAAAAGCTTCTATATTATATGTACACATTAATTCTGATTTATCACCTTCGTTATTTAATATAAAAATTTTATTATATAATATATCATATATTTCTATGATTTTATCAACAGTTTTTGTCAATGTTTTTGTTTTAGTAAATGTACATAAAAGTTGTGTTTTCATTATATATCACCGCCTTTGGTTTGACTAGCAGGCATTATTAAAAGTCTAACACCAATCATAAGTCCATCTTTAGTTTTCATTCTAGATTCTCCTGTATATCTCGCAACTAAATATGGTTCATATATTTTTGAAAAAGATGGAAATTTTGCACCACCGCCATATATTTTTGGGTTCCACATAATATGTCCCGCACTACTTACATCCATGTGTACAGCTGTTGCAGTTCCATCTCCATCAACTGCAAAACCTACTGAAAACGCTGTATTGTCTTGCATTAAGATATTGCAATTATTCACGCCGGATTTTCCTGTAAAATAGTCATTTCCAAATATTGACATCATTGCAACATCTTTTCCTGCCTGACCTGCTTTTAATACAGACCTTCGTCTTGACCATCCTTTAGCATCAGAACCTTCAAGTACATATAGTTTTTTTGGCTTTGCAGATTTAACTGCTGCCATGTGCTTTGCCCATATTTGAGCATTTTGGTCTTCTGGTACTATTTCTTTTCCATTACTTACAACAATAAATTTTCCACCTTGTTTTTTTATTTCAGTTACATTTTCATATACCTTTGCTGTCCCTGTAGATTGTACTGCTTTTTTAACTGCTTCAACAAAGTTATCCATCATTTGCTTAACACCTGGCACCTTTTCTATTTGAGATGTAAACTTTTTATTGTAAAAACTTGATACAGAACCATATTGTTGAAACGCTGCTTTTAATTCATTTCCTGATGGGTCAAACATAGCTCCGTGTTTATATGAAATAAAGAATGTTGGTTTACCTCCTATACCAAATGCCAAATCTGCTTTTGGTACACCTGCTACTTTTGCGCCTCCATCAATTTTTACACCTGTATTTTTTCCTTTTACAAATAAAGGTAGAGATTTTTTATTTCCTAAATTAGTTCTCATCCATTTATCTAGATTTTCAATTTGCATATTTTCATATCCAATACCTGGAGCTATTTTACCTTTTATCTCTGCACCCATTTGTAATAATTTAAGAAGTGTATGTACTCTAGATAAATGCTTATCAGAACCTTGTTTTACCTTTTTAGATAATTGACAAATTCTTTCACCAAAATTAGTTCTTACTTTAGTTATAGAACCTGCAGTTGTAATTATAATTTTTCCTTCTTTTGACATTGCAGATTTTATATCTGACAATGACCATTCTTTCTTATTAACATTATATGTATTTTTACTTCCTGCTGTCAACGTGCCTGGTGATAGTTTGTAAATTTTGTCAACGTCTTCTTGAGTTATATCTGTGCCTCCTAATTGCTGAACTATTTTTAGGTCAAATATACCTTTCGACTCGTTTATACTTTTTATATAAGCATATATAAATTCTTCTGAATATTTATGGTCTCTTAGTACAGATTCCAAAAGTTCAAGATGATTTCTATTT